AATTTAACGACTTCAACCTCCTTGTTTAGTAGTTTTCTTTTCTCTGTGTTATAAGTTTTGCGGAGTAAATCTGAAAGAAACGGTGACATTTTCTGTCCTGCCATTGCTGCGAGTTCTTCAAGCATTGCGTGGGCATCATCGTCAAGTCTAGTGTGTTTATTTGTTTTTACTTTGCTTTTTTGGATACAAGCTTTGCAAACTCTTTGCCCGTCTATAAGTTCGCAGAAGATTGAGTCTTTACCACATTTAGTGCATATCATTTCTTTGCACCTCCACCTATCATTTTCTTAAAACACTTCTCACAGATAGGCTTAGTTATTTCATCATTTACGTTACATATTGTCCTGCAACCAGGAACTGAGCATTTTACCATTTTCATATTAGTATTCCTCCTTAGGATCCATATTTTCTTCTAGTGCATCAAGTTCAGCATCAATTAACGAGTCTGCATCATCGTCAATGCAATCAAAGCTGTCATCCTCTATGTCTGTATCTTCTAGCGAGCCGTACTTTAAGTCGAATTGTTCTTTGGTGAGTCGGGAAATATATTTCATATCATGTCCTCCTGTTGAATAAATATAGGTGTACCGAAATCATCCATGGTCTTATATCTGCCGTCCTTCTGTAATGTAACAGAATTAGTTATATTAATTCTGCTAATAAGATTTTAATCCTATTGTCCATCTCCCGGATGGGTTGATAATATTAACAGGAAGGACAGCAGCTTTATTGTTTTTTTGCCCTAGACCTCAGCAAAATACCTGATTCTCCTTTATCGGAGAATAAAGCGGCTTTTTGAAGGTCTGTTGTCCATTTGCCGTTATCTTTTAAGTACCATTCTCTAGCCTCTATTACGCAATACTTTTTCATATCTACCATATTATTACCCCTCTCCGGCGGTAGGTCGCCACCCTGATTTGTTACCTCCAGTTAATATCCATTCTTTCGGGATTTTTGGAGATTGTGCTTCTGCACCCCCAAGCATTGTTAAGCTTCGTCGCTTCTACTTCTGCTTCTGCCTGTGTTGCAAAGTATATTTCACCTTCATGAGCAACATCGCTCATGGTTTTATTTAAAGACTTAACAAGTACTTCGTCTCTGCCTATGTCGTGCTGTGTAAAAAATATCATAATTGTTCTCCTTTTCAGCTACCTCCCGAAGTGAGGATTTACACTGATGTTGAGTTAGATGCTTTCTACCTTCCCGCGTTTTCGTCCTACAGCTAATTTATAACTGCAATTCGGAAAGTCTTCGCACATTTGGTCGAATGCAGAAACTATGTGATTGTTCCATTTCAAAACATCTTGCGCCTCGTCTTTCGTTACGGGGACAACTGCATCCCAATGATAATCTACACCAGCCTGTTTGAAATCGTGGCGACACCTGATGTAGAAATCACCAGCTTTTGCAAAAACATTTCCAGTATTAATATTGCGAATTTCTTCCATTCCCTTTAATTCGGTGAGCGTATATATCTCACCTGTTACTAATTCTACTTTTATTATTTTCATAATTTTTGTTCCTCCTTTTATTTTTATACTAGCCTGTCAAAAACTTTTAATCCTTCACCATCTACGTCTTTCCTTTTTCTTATCTCTTCAATTTCATCCATCTGAAATAATTCTACTGGTATTTCAAGACCAAGTTCAGCAGCTACTTCCCATCTGTGGCTACCTGTTATAGCGTAGAAACATTCTTCTGTTTCCAATACTACTATTGCAGGAACGTTCCTAAACCCATTGTTTCTAACTTCTTCGAGTATTGACTCGAATTTCTTTTCGTTCGTTACTGAATATAATTTTTCTATATTTAATGTATCCATTGTTGTTATTTTCATAATTTGTTTCCCCCTCAAATTTATTGTTATTACTTAACCTCTAATACAAGTATAACACTTTGTGCACAAGCTGTCAACAACTATACTAAAATAATATAAAAAGTTGCAAAATCCGCATAAAATCTCGTGTTATTTGACAGATTGCTGTAGTATAATATATGTATCGAACGCGAATAGTGAGATCAAAATTGTGGAAACCTTTGCAGGGCAAACTGTGAGGGTTATTTTTTGTAGAAATAACGCTTATCTACCATGCGTAGAAGGAGCATCTGACTGGCGTATTCGCTGGACGGGGAATGGAGGCTTAAAAGGATGAAAACAGTAAATATAACATGCGATGAGTGCGGAGAAAGCTTTGCATTGCAATTAAAAACAGAATTATTAAAAGTAAAGGAAGAGTTTATAACTAGATATTATTTGAAATGCCCTAAGTGCGGAGAAGAATACACTTCGTTTTACGAAAATGATAAATGCAGAGAATTGAAAGAGAAAATTACAAGGTATCAGCAGATGAAAATTGACAAGAAAACTATTGATGAATACATAGAAGAAAATAAAACAGAAATGCAGAGAATTACATGCGATGATAGAAATATATGCAAAGGATATTTGAAACATATAGATTTGAGGACTGATGAGGATATTAACATAGAATGTATAACGTTGACTGAGTTAGATAGAATATCAGGGTTAGACAAGCTACCCAAGAAAGCCTGCGCTATTTGTGGAAGAAAGTATAATTACTTAATCAGGGAAAAGAAAGATATTTGTCTAGACTGTCAAACTTTCATAGATATTGAAAATGGTAATATAGAATAATTTAAAACAATAAACTTAAAGGTGTGAGGTGATGACAAAGCTAACGGAAAAGCAGAAAAGATTCATTGATTATTATATTGAAACAGGAAGTGCAACAGAAGCTTGTCGTTTAGCGGGTTATAGAGGTAGTAATCTAAAAGTAGTAGGCAAACAAAACTTAACTAAACTTAACTTTTACATACAAGAGAAGATGGCAGCAAAAGACAATCAACGAATAGCCTCACAAGATGAGGTTTTGAGATACTTAACATCCGTACTCAGAGGAGAAGCAGACGAGGAGAATATAGTAATAGAGGCTGTAGGCGATTATTGCACACAAGCACGAATAATGAAGAAGAAAGCAGCAGTTAAAGATCGTAATGATGCAGCAAAACAACTATTGAAAATAACAGGAGTCACAAAAATAGATAGAGAGAAGTTAGACATCGAGAAGGAAAAACTCATAATCATGCAAACTAAATCAGGTCAAGCAGATACAACAATAGAAGATGACGGTTTCTTAGATGCCTTAAAAGGCAAAGCTAAGGAGGTGTGGGCAGATGATAGTGAGGAAGATTAAGGCATTCTTCAACTTCCAGCCATTTTCAAGCAAACAACTTAAAGTATTGACATGGTGGTGCGCTGACTCGCCTGTAAAAGATTATGACGGGATAATTGCAGATGGAGCAATTAGAAGTGGCAAAACGATAAGTATGGCATTGTCTTATGTAATATGGGCGATAGAAACATTCAACGGTCAAAACTTTGCGTTATGTGGCAAGACGATAGGCAGTTTTAAACGCAATGTATGGTTTTGGCTTAAACTTATGTTGTGGAGCAGAGGCTATCATATAGATAAGTTTTCAGAGATGGGCGAGAATGTCTATATAATATCAAAAGGCGAGATAAGCAACATTTTCTATATATTCGGTGGCAAGGACGAACGATCTCAAGACTTAATACAAGGCATAACGCTTGCGGGTATATTATTCGACGAAGTTGCCTTGATGCCTGAGTCGTTCGTCAATCAAGCCACAGGCCGTTGCAGTGTTGATGGTTCAAAGTTTTGGTTTAACTGCAATCCAGCAGGGCCGATGCATTGGTTCAAATTAAGTTGGATAGATAAGGTAATCGAGAAACGCATAGCATATCTTCATTTTACACAAGAGGACAATTTAACATTATCGGATAAGATGAAGGAAAGATACAGAAATATGTATGTTGGTGTATTCTTCAAACGTTACATTCTAGGCTTATGGGTAATGGCAGAGGGTGTCATTTATTCTATGTTTGAGCAGGATATGGTAATCAAGAAAGTACCAATCGGCGTTAAGATCATAAACAAATGGATTGGCATTGATTATGGTCAAAGTAATGCGACAACATTCATCTTAACAGGTTTAGGCAACGACAATAAGATGTATATTCTCGATGAATATTATCATAGCGGTAAGGATAGTCAAATCCAAAAGAGTCCTCGACAATATAGCTTAGACTTCAAGAAATGGCTTGTAAGATGCGGAGTTGATGGAATACCTGCCCGACATGAGCGGATATTTATTGATCCTAGTGCAAAAGGCTTCATGTTGCAGCTCAATGAGGATGGTGTTGGAGGCGTAAGACAAGCCGATAACGATGTATTAAGAGGTATAGAGCTGATAAGTTCGTTAATCGCAAGCGGCAACTTTAGGATATTAGAGAGATGCAAGGAAACTATCAAAGAGTTGAACTCTTATAGGTGGGATGAAAAGGCACAGGAACGCGGAGAAGATAAGCCTATTAAGCAGTATGACCATTGTTTAGATGGTTTAAGATATGTATGCAACGGTACGCGTAAGGTTTGGCAGAGGATAGTAGCTCAAAAGAGTGTATAGGAGGA